GAATTCTTTAGAGTAATTGACGAATTGAAACCAAGTATTATCGGTGGATATAACTCAGCAAACTTTGACTGGCATTGGATATTTGAACGTTGTAAAATCTTGGGACTTGACCCAAAAAAGATTTGTAAATCTCTACACCCCCAACATTCATTCACAAGAAAAGACGGGATGTTGAAACTTGCCAACGAGGTAGAGACATATACTCAAACTTCAATTTGGGGATACAATGTAATTGACATTATCCACGCAGTTCGTAGAGCTCAGGCAATCAATTCAAGTATCAAAGCGGCAGGTTTGAAATACATTACCAAGTACATCAATGCTGAATCACCGAGTCGTGTTTATATAGAACACGATAATATCGGTAAGTTATATCTTAACAAAGAAGAGTTTTGGTTAAATACTCAGAACGGTAAATACAAAAAGGCTGACAATCCTGAATACGATAACTTAGATATAAAATTCCCTAACGTATACAAAAAAGTTACAGGTGATAAGATTGTCGAGATGTATCTTGACGATGACTTAGATGAAACCCTAAAGGTTGACCAAGAGTTCAACCAAGGTTCGTTCTTGTTGGCGGCGATGATTCCAACAACATATGAAAGGGTTTCAACCATGGGTACCGCAACATTATGGAAGATGTTAATGTTGGCTTGGTCTTATAAACACGGACTTACAATCCCCGCCAAACAGGGTAAGACAGACTTCGTAGGGGGTCTCTCACGACTACTTAAGGTTGGTTATAGTAAGAACGTACTTAAGCTCGACTTCTCGTCTCTGTATCCATCTATTCAGTTGGTGCACGATGTATTCCCTAAGTGTGATGTTACAGGTGCGATGAAAGGAATGTTAAAATACTTCCGTGACACTCGTATCAAGTACAAACAACTTGCAGAACAATACTACGATACTGACCGTAAGAAATCAGAGTCGTACGGTAATAAACAATTACCGATTAAGATTTTCATTAACTCGATGTTCGGTGCGTTGTCAGCTCCACAGGTATTTGCTTGGGGTGACATGTATATGGGAGAACAGATTACTTGTACAGGTAGACAATACCTTCGTCAAATGATTAAGTTCTTTATGACAAAAGGTTATGTTCCTTTGGTAATGGATACGGACGGTGTGAACTTCTCGACTCCTGATGATGCGAAAGACAGAGTATATGTTGGTCGTGGATTGAATTGGAAAGTTAAGGAGGGTAAAGAATATTATGGACCTGAAGCTGATGTTGCGGAGTATAATGATATCTTCATGAGAGGTGAGATGGCACTCGATACGGATGGTGTTTGGCCTTCATGTATTAACTTGGCTCGTAAGAACTATGCGGTTATGGATGCTAAGGGTAAAATCAAATTGACAGGTAACAGTATCAAGTCAAAGAAACTTCCAATCTATATCGAGGAGTTCTTGGACAAAGGTATCAAGATGTTGTTAGAAGGTGATGGTCAGGCGTTTGTTGAGTACTACTACGAATACCTACAAAAGATTTTCGACAAACAAATCCCATTAAGTAAGATTGCACAACGAGCTAAGGTTAAGCTGACACTTGATGATTATAAGAAACGATTAACTACAAAAACTAAGGCAGGTAATAGTATGAGTAGAATGGCTCACATGGAACTTGCATTACAAGAAAACCTTGCAGTTAATCTTGGTGATGTTATCATGTATGTAAATAACGGTTTAAAGGCATCTCATGGTGATGTTCAGAAAAAAGGTGACGGTGTTCAGATTAATTGTTACATGTTGAGTAAAGACATCTTGGAAAACAATCCAAATCTAACAGGTGATTACAATGTACCAAGAGCGATTACCACATTTAACAAAAGAATGGAACCGTTAATGGTTGTGTTCCAAGATGAGGTAAGAAATAATTTAATCGTTAATGACCCTGAAAAAAGAGGTATCTTCACTAAATCACAATGTGAACTTATCAATGGACATCCATTAGGTCAAGGTGACCAAGATAGACTACAAGAAGACGTACTTGATATTACTGAACAAGAATTGAAGTATTGGGAAAAACGAGGTCTTGAACCAGACTACATGTATGATTTTGCCGAATCAGATTGGAAAGAAAAATTAGGAATTCTTGAGACCGTCTGATGATAGGATATACCAATTTCCTGCACAGAATCTAAACTCAATACAAGAATATTTGTCCGCAACGATTTCATCGTAATCTTCATCGATTTTACCGATATCGGGTTTGATTGTTAGTAATGTCATGGATTTAACTACAACGTGGTCTGTTGTTTTTGAATCCAATATTACTGTTGATTCTTGTACGTTTCTAATAATAACACACGCTTCACCGTTTGTTCTGTATTCTTTTTCAGATACGATTGAAATTTCCGATGTTTCAAGAATCTCACCATTGATTAATCTTGTGGACGGTATTGTTCTAATAATTGCCATAAATTATATTACGTATATTTGACGAGGCATTGCTCTAAACTTCATTTGTTTATTCAAGTTTTCAGCAAGTAATGCTTCTTTCTCCATAACTTTTTCAGGTCTTAATCTGGTTAACCATCCTTCAGCGCCTGTAAGTTCTTCAATTAATTTTGTTTTTTCATCCTTACCTTCCGTCAATAGACTTGTATAATCCATTTGTAGTTCTGAGTCAGGAGTTTTTAAATTACCACTATATTTTCCTCTAACACGACCTAATGTTTCTTTTACATAAGCGGTAAACCATCTTCTTACCCATTGTTGTGCAGGAACATTTAAATCAGTCCAAGTCATTTCTTCTAAAGGAACTTCGTTTGGCATTTTAATTACGTCAGGATTGTTCTTTAAACAATCTGCTCTACTATCAGGTGTTACATCATAATACCAATACCATACCGCTTTACCTACATAATTACTATACTGACTCCAGTTAAAGTTATTACCAGGTGCGTTGTATAGTTGTAAATCTTTTTTACCGTCAGGTAATGCTGTGATTCTATAAGTTAAAGAACCACCTAAAATTCTATTTAAGATGTTCGCCTCTTGCATTCTGATTAGATAATCGAAACCTGACATCATGAAGTAAGACCCTTGGTAACCCATTTGAGCGAATCCCGCTTCATTTGCCCCAAGACCTACACCACCAAAACCACCAATACCTCCCATACCAAACGCAGTCCATGGTTGATTACTAAACCACAATACTTCGTTGATTTCACGACCAGCAGGGATTTCATAGTTTTGTTTGTCTCTTTCAAGAATGATATAATCTTTCTTTAATACCCAAGGACCTTGAGCTTGAAGACCAACAATTTTAGAATATGAATATGAGAATTGTTGTTCAAAATCCATTGTTCTTGTGATTAACGCTTGAGCAACAGATTTTTCGGTCATGTTAAGATTAACCAAGTTAACCCACTGACTATCAATTAACCAATTCAAGATATACTGTTCGTAATCCTGAATAGATAATTCCATTAAAGAGTCCATCATTTCGTCAGTGACTTCAACACTACGTAATGGAGCACCCAAGAGATGTTTTACTCTTGTATAAATTTTTGACCTTTCTGGTTCTGGTATAACTGACATACTAATAAATATCTTTTAGTTTATTATATGTTATATAAAAGTGAGTCAGACGGGAAAAGAAAATTACCATCAACTATTTTTGGTTTTTGGTCGAACACTAAAACGTTCTTACCTCGTTGAAATACCATCCAATCCGTCTTGTATAATTTAACACTTGCAGTACCCTCTAAAGAAATCCCATCTTCAGTTTCTTTCATTTCTCGAAATGGTTTAACTTGAGCGGTATATAACTTACCGTCTTTAATTATTTCTAAATCTACACCTTGTATTGCATCTTTCTTATTTCCTAACTCACCAACCAATTCAACTTTGGCTGATTTACCAAAAAATCTTTTAAGAATTGCTGCAGTGATTTCTTCTCTTTTACTACCCGCCTTATCTTTTTCAGTTAAGACTCTTAATATGTTGTGAAGGGTTGAACTGTCTTTATCAAAGATTCTATCTTTAAAGTAATTCAATGCACTTATAAATCTTTCGACTTCTTTCTTTTGTTCTGCGGGAGTTTTGTCTGTAAAACTAATTGGTTGTTTGTTTGGAATCTTTGAAATGACTTGGTTCAAATCTCTCAATAAAATACAGAACGTTGTGTAATTGGTGTTCAATTTATTAATCACCGACCTACCAGTACCTTCTAAATCGTAGACACCTGATAATTGATTGTTGTCAGGTTTTTCAATAAAGTTTTCACTAAACGCATCTCTAAGGATTCTATTAATACCATTCATGTAAGTCCATTTAACTTCTTGGTTTACGTTGAATAACATTCTGTAAAATTCTGTTTCAGACTTGGAACACATTTCAGATTTACCTTCACTAATAACTTGTTTCATCTTTGTCGACTCTAATAATTTAGTTTCAATCTTCATCTCATACATTTTGGTTACAAAGTCCCAATTCACAACTTTCCAAAAGTTTAAAATATATTCATCTCTTTTGTTTCTATACTTCAAATAGTATGCGTGTTCCCATAGGTCCAAACCTAATAACGGGAATCCCCCACCTTCAATCACATTCATTAATGGATTGTCTTGGTTTGGGGTCGACATAATTTTCAAGGTGTTTCGAGATGTCAAAACTAACCACACCCAACCTGAACCAAATCTTTCTTTGGCAACTTTTTCAAATTCTTTTTTAAAGTTTGTGAATGTCCCCCACTGTTTTGTAATCTTTTTGTAAAGTTCACCAGTAAGTTTTTTGGGTTCGGGAGTTAACATATTCCAAAACAAAGCGTGGTTAAATGCCCCACCTGCGTTGTTTCGAATTGTTTTATCAAAACGACTGATTGTTTTGATGATTTTTTCTAAATCTAAATCTCCGTATTTTTTCTTTGATAATGCGTCGTTTAGTTTATCGACATACCCTTTGTAATGTTTATTGTAATGGAAACTCATGGTTTCAGGGTCAATAAACTGTTTGAGGGCTGAGTAGGAATAAGGTAGTTTTTCTATTCCGATTTTCTTCATTTCTGTAATCAACAACTCTTTTTCTTTGGTTACGTGATTTTCAAGTATCTGTAACTCTAGTTGTTGGATTTTCGCTTCTGTTTTTTTCATAGTATTGGATTATCCGTTATATATAAATAATCCGTAGTTCGTTAATGTCGCAGTTCGTTGATTCTTTGTAGTATTTCTTCTGCCATATCTGCGGGGTGTTGGTTGTCACCCATGACCGTTGCGATGACTTGTTTTTTGTTGTTTAAGATATCGTAGATGATACCTTCGATTGTGTTTTCGAATATTGGGTAATAAACCAAAACATTGTTTTTTTGTCCATAACGATAAGCTCGGTCTTCAGCTTGTGCGTGGTCAGATGGAAGGAATGATAAGTCATTCATAATAACAGCTTCAGCTGCGGTTAGTGTAATACCTACACCCGCAGCTTTAATGTTACCCACAAATACTTTAACCTTGGGGTTGTCTTGGAATTGGTCAACTGAGTTTTGTCTTTCAGGTTTTGACATGGAACCATCAAGTTTCACCGCGACTTTACCAAAGTGTTCTGTGATTTTATTTAAGGAATCAGTGAAATTACAGAAAATAATAACCTTCTTGTCTTGTTCAAGAATGTTTTCAGCGAGTTCAATAGTTTGTGCAATTTTTTCATCGGCTATGATTTGTCGAACTTTTGTAAGTTTAGTGAACTGAACTGTAAGTGATTTTGATTCTTCAGGGTTCTTGTCGTACCAATCGTAATACTCGCCCATTACATTTTCATATTCTTTCGACTTCAATCTTAAATATACAGGAGTGATAATCTTATCGGGTAAATCCAATACGTTCTCTTTTAGTCGTCTTAATGTTAGACCAACAGTTCGGTCTCTTAACTCCTCCAAGTTGGATGCTCCCGTTACGTTCCAAACCTTTCTTCCACCAACATTAAATTGGTATCCTGAACAATAACGGATTGCATAAGCCATCCAATTTTTTGCAACAGGTGAATCAATCAAACTCAATAAGTTGAAGTAATCAATTGGTCGTGATGTCATCGGGGTACCTGTTAATAACCAAAGTCGTTCAGTTTTTTTAACAATGTCATTAATTAGTTTTGTCCTTTGCGCCGTAGCATTTTTGATATAGTGTGCTTCATCGACAATAACCAAATCAAAATTGGCAGCAAGAACTTGAGAGTCATCTTTCTTTTTAGTGTCATGGAAATTTTTTATTATGTCGTAGTTTATAATTACAAAATCTGCTTCGGTACTAAAGTTTTTACTTTCCGCAATATAAATTGATTTGTCTGAATAGTTTTCAATCTCACGTTTCCAATTAATCTTTAATGTTGCAGGACAAATAATTAATACTTTCTTTGAACCTGATTCTAATGCCGCAATAATTGTTGAAGTGGTTTTACCAAGACCCATGTCATCGGCAAGGATAAACTTTTTGTTCTCAACTAATTTTTGGATTGCTTCTTTTTGGTGTTCAAGTGGTGGTCGGTGTGAATACTTCGAATAATCAATGACCACGTCTTTAACTGAATTATCTTTAATAATTGCCGCCTTTGGTAACCAAAAATCATGTAATTCTTCAGTTTCTAAAATCCTACCCCAAATGTGATATGCCTTTTCTTTATCCGCCAATAACTTCTCAACCCACACCTTTTGTGGTATTTCAGTATACAATTTATCATCGGCTAATTTCTGTGCAAAGTATGCGTCAAGGATAACCCACTTCTTAGCGACCTTTGGTTTTTGGTCGTGGAAATTAATAATGTATTCTGATTGACTTCGTGTCGGATAAAACTTTTTATTGATTTGTGATTTGCGTTTTAATTCCAAGATATAGTTATTGAAACCTTCGTAGGATTCAAGAATCGTCATCGCTTTTGACTCTAAACTAACATCACTCATTTAATATTCGTAAATTTTATCTTAAATATAGTAAAAGTTTAGGTATTTATCAATATATGAAACAGACATCAGAAAAGTTAGTTCCAATTACAAGATTGGGTATGTTCTTCGGAGGTGAGGATTATGACCTTGATGTTGGGATGGGACAAGAGTGGTTAGAGGGTGATATGAACTTTACAGTGGTTTTATATCGTATTGACCGTTACAAAACCAAAAAGGATTCAGTGTATGGTGAAGTAGTTGAAGACGGAGTTCAATTCATGGCACCTGTAGAAATAAAAGGTTTGGTTCAAGTTATGGCGCCAACCAATAAGTTCTATGGTAATTCAAGAGTTGAAATTCAAGAACCAGGAAGTATGAAGTTTTCAGTTTATCAAAAAACTCTTGATGATTTAGGGGTTGAGATATGGATGGGTGATTATTTTGGATATTACGAAAGTGAAGACCGAGTTAGATATTATGTTGTCAGTGATGATGGATATGTTAAGTCAGATAATAAACACACTTATGGTGGGTACAAACCGTTCTACAGAACAATTACTGCCACATGGGTAAGTGAAAATGAATTTAGAGGAATATAATGCAAGTAATAATAACAGAATCGCAATTCGATAATTTATTTTTGGGTAAAAAAGTAATGGTATATTACAACTTACACAAACACACATTCTCCATAACATATAAGAGTAAAGTAATTATGCATGCTGACTATGTTAAATTAGATGATGTTGAATTCAGAGTGAGAAAGGGTGGAAATGAAAGAGTTAAAAGAGAAAAACAAAAAAATGTTCACGCATTTGTAATTGGAACATTAATGGATTATTGTGAATATCCTTGTGATGACATACCAAACCCAAATTCAAATATCACGGTAACTTACTACCCCAATGAATATGATTCATTCATATATAAATCAACAAGTGAACCAATATACTCGGCTAAAGAAGTAGTACTTGCTAACTTAAGAGATAAAATATTTGTAACAAAAGAATAATGCCGTTACCAAGAACAATAGTCAAACCTACCTTACCTTTAGTACCAAAAAAAGTTTTGTCTGAAAGAAGAGAACAACTTTTAGAATATATTAAAGAGGATGGAACTTACTTACCTAAGTCAGTATTACATGCCGACTTGGATAGAGGTATGCTTGATTTTGTTAAGACAGAACTTGAAGTTGTAACTGCAGGTAAAGTCGTTCCTTTATTAGATATTATCATTACAACTCAAAACTGGACTCAATACTTGGAGACATGGCAATTTGTGGATTTAGATTACAATGCGTCCCCACCATTTATTACAGTAGTTAGAACGCCTGAAGTTAAGTATGGTAGTAACCCATCACTTCAATATACAATACCAAACAGAAAACAATTTTATTATGCTTCTGTTCCGACTTGGAATGGAAACGAACAAGGAATGGACATTTACACAATTCCACAACCTGTACCTGTTGACATCAACTATCAAGTTAAAATTATTTGCAACAGAATGAGAGAGTTGAACCAATTAAATAAAATTGTAATGCAAACTTTTTCATCAAGACAAGCGTACACTTTTATTAAAGGTCAATATGTTCCAATTATATTAAATAATGTTTCTGATGAATCTCAATTGAATATGGATTCAAGAAAGTATTATGTTCAAAGTTATGACTTTACCATGTTAGGTTATCTAATTGATGAAGAAGAGTTTGAAGTAAAACCTGCAATTCAAAGGGTTACCCAACTTATTGAACTTGATACTTCAACAAGAAAACAAAGAAGAAACAAATTTCCTGAAAATCCTGATGAATTTGAAATGCCGTTTTTATTTGTTTCAGGTAACACGGTTTTAACCGATAGGATTGATTTTACTGCGAATATGAGTTTAATATCAACTGATAATGTTGATACGTTTGATGTTTATATTAATGGTGATTATTACGGTAGTGATTTACAAAGAATTGAAATTACCACAAACGATGTATTACGAATCGAAGTTACAAAAAATGACAATACTCAAGAAGCAGTTGTGAAATACGAAAACAAATTAGTTTAATCTTCCCCATAGATATCTTTCTTTTCTTTACAGTTTTCAAAAATCAAATTTTCCAAAAACTTATAAATCTTTATTCCACGCTTATCACAATACTTTTTTAGGATATCATGTGATTCAGGGGATATTTTAATGTTCTTTATTTCTTTCTTGATTTTCATAGGTAGAAAAAAGGTAGAATTAATTCATACCGTTTATAAATACTTATCCAAAAGTAAAGTTTTTTCGTAAAATCTCTAATATTTATCAATAAAATAAATCTGTAACAGAATAATTTAATAATGGCAACACAAGTAAATCAAAAAGTATTCGTATCACCAGGCGTATACACATCTGAAACCGACTTATCATTTGTAGCTCAGAGCGTTGGGGTAACTACATTAGGTATTGTTGGTGAGACTTTAAAAGGTCCAGCGTTCGAACCAGTATTCATAACTAACTACGACGAGTTCCAAGCCTACTTTGGCGGAACTGAACCCGTTAAATTTTATAACACCCAAATCCCAAAATATGAGGCAGCATACATTGCTAAATCATACTTGCAACAATCAAACCAATTGTTTGTTACGAGAGTATTAGGTTTGTCGGGTTATGATGCGGGTCCATCTTGGAGTTTATCGTTAATCGCCAACGTTGACCCTACAACAATTGGTGACCCATCAAACGCAACTACCTTTAGTGCCACATTTACAGGATATTCTTCAGGTAGTACTATCTCATTTACTAATATTAGTCAATTACCTGCACAAGTGCAAGTAAATTTGAATGCACAATATAGATTAAGCGATGGTTCTACATCTACACTACAATCTGATTTCAATACGACTTTAGGTAATATATTAGATACACCATCATTATCGGCAACAACTTCAGTTGTTTACGGTGCAATACCAAACGCAGATTACGATACTTTAGTTGCAACATACAGTGCGGTTACTGACCCATACAATTGTGTTAACACATTTAATGATAATGATTTATCATCTTCAGCAAATGACCCATGGTTCTACGCAAACTTTGACATCTCAAGTGGAGATGCATATACAGGTTATTCTTTCTATTATTCTGTAAGTAGTTTAAGTACAGGTGGAACAGGTATATTTACAGGTGTAATTACAGGTGAATCTTATACTTTTACAGGTACTGCTTATACTGAGTTTAACAACATGGTTGTTGGAACACTTCGTTCAAGAGGTATTTCATTATATAGTAATAGTTCATCAAGTGAAAATCACGGACCTGTTTATCAAGTAAGTGGTCTTACAGATTTACAACTTATAAGTATTGGTCAATACTCAGGTATTACAGATTCACCATTCGCAACTTTCTTACTATCAGGTATTACTAGAGATAATGACACATTCTCATTTGAGACTTCATTATTAGCGTCATCATCAAAATACTTAACTAAAGTTTTAGGTGTTGATAATTTTGGAAAATCAAGATTTGAAGTTCCTATCTTTGTTGAAGAGGTTTACCAAGGTAGTTTAAATTATGCTTACAACCAAGGATATATTAGAGGTTTAAACCCTACTTTAATTGCATTACCAGATGCTAGAAGTCAATCAAGTCAATCAATTGCTTGGAACTTAGAAAGATATCAGTCACCTGAAACTCCATTCTTAGTTTCTGAATTGAGAGGTAATAAAGTTTATAACTTATTTAAGTTCATTTCAATTTCCGATGGAAATTCTGCAAACACTGAAATTAAAGTTTCAATTGCAAACTTATCATTTAATAACATGTCATTTGATGTGTTAATTAGAAATTTCTTTGACACAGATGCAAATCCTGTAGTAATTGAAAAATTCACTAATTGTAACTTAGACCCAGCATCTAACAACTTTATCGCTAAAAAAATTGGTTCGTCTGATGGTGAATACGCTTTGATTTCAAAATACGTTATGATTGAAATGGCTGATGAAGCACCAATTGATGCGATTCCTTGTGGATTCTACGGTTATACTCAAAGAGAATATGAAGATGTGTCTTTATACCCATCACCATATCCTAAATTTAAAACTAAATATGATTATCCTGGTGAAGTTATTGCTAACCCACCATTTGGTACTGCAACAGGTGGTTCAAACACTGTTGAGTCAGGAGGAGACATTGTAAGAAGAACTTACTTAGGTTTCTCAACTCAATACGGTATTGATGAATCATTCTTAACTTATAAGGGAAAACAAAACCCACAAACAGGTTGGGAGACTGCAACCGATTCAGTTAAATGGAATGTATTGAGTAAAGGTTTCCACATGGACTCAGGTGCAACTGTTGTTACTATTTCAAACACTTCAATGTCAAGTGGTCAAACAGCATTTGAATGTGGTGTTGCTGACTTTAGAGAAGACCCAGACACTCAAGAAAACCCATACTACTTTATCTACTCAAGAAAATATACATTATGTTTTGCAGGTGGATTTGACGGTTGGGATATCTACAGAGAGTGGAGAACTAACGAAGACAGATTCCAATTAGGTGCGGCAGGTTACTTGGCAGGTGCGTATCCTTCATCAAGATACCCAACTGCAACAGGAGACGGTATGTTCAAAAGAATTGTTGTTCAAAACAATACTCAAGATTTTGCAAACACTGACTACTACGCATACTTACTTGGTATCTTAACTTTCGCAAATCCTGAAGCAACTAACATTAACGTATTTGCAACGTCAAGTATCGATTATGTAAACAACTCAAATCTTGTAGAAGAAGCTATCGATATGGTTCAATATTCAAGAGCGGATTCAGTTTATATCTGTACAACTCCTGACTATAGAATGTACACACCAGATGCAAGTAATTCTTTAGATATTATCTACTCACAAGAAGCGGTTGACAATTTGGATAATACAGGAATCGACTCTAACTACACAGCAACTTACTACCCTTGGATTTTAACGAGAGATACAGTAAACAATACACAAATTTACTTACCACCAACAGGTGAAGTTTGTAGAAACTTAGCATTGACTGATAACATTTCATTCCCTTGGTTCGCATCAGCGGGTTACACAAGAGGTCTTGTAAACTCAATCAAAGCTAGACAAAAACTTACACAAACTGACAGAGATACATTGTATCAAGGTAGAATCAACCCTATCGCAACTTTCTCTGATGTTGGAACTGTAATTTGGGGTAACAAAACATTACAAGTTGCGGACACAGCACTTAATAGATTGAACGTAAGAAGATTATTACTTCAAGCTCGTAAGTTGATTTCCGCAGTGGCAGTAAGATTATTGTTCGAACAAAACGACCAAATCGTTAGACAACAATTCTTGGATAGTGTTAACCCTATCTTGGATTCAATCAGAAGAGATAGAGGTTTATACGATTTCCGTGTAACTGTATCATCTTCACCTGAAGACTTAGATAGAAACACATTAACAGGTAAAATCTATTTAAAACCTACGAAGGCGTTAGAATTCATCGACATCGAATTCTTCATTACTCCAACAGGAGCTTCGTTTGAGAATATTTAATAAACTTAACGGGGGTACTAATCATACCCCCTTTATTTGCCAAATATGAAAAGACAACTTAGAGAGGGATTTAAAGGTGAGGGAACACCAGATATGAAATATTATGCTTTTGATTGGGATGATAATATTGTCCATATGCCAACAAAGATAATATTAAAAACTGAAGATGGTGACGAAGTTGGTATGAGTACAGATGATTTTGCCGAATACAGAAGTATAATCGGAAAAGAAGATTTTGAATATAAAGGAGATACTATTGTTGGATTCGGTGAAGACCCTTTTAAAAATTTTAGAACTGAAGGTGATAAAGATTTCTTGGTCGATGCGATGAGAGCAAAACTTGGACCAGCATTCAACGATTTTAGAGAAGCAATTAATAACGGTTCAATATTTTCCATCATCACCGCAAGAGGTCACAACCCCAACACTTTAAAACAAGCCGTTTACAATTATATTATTGACGGATTTAATGGTATAGATAAAGACCAACTCGTTAAGAACCTTAAAAAATACAGGTCGTTTTTTGACGAGGACGATATGACGGACGATGAATTAATCAAGTCATATTTAGACCTCAACAAATATCATCCAGTGTCTTTTGACGATGAAGAAGGTGCTGCCAACCCTGAAGAAGCTAAAGTTCGTGCTATGGAGGGATTTGTTTCTTATATTAAACAAATGGCTAATGACTTAAATAAAAGAGCATTTTTCAAAAATGATGTATCTAATAACTTTGTTCCAGAGCAACCTATTATTGGATTCTCAGATGATGATGTTAGAAATGTAGAAGTAATGAGTAAACATTTTAAAGATAAACCAGATAATATAGTTAAAACTTATTCTACTGCTGGAGGCGTTAAGAAGGAATATAAGTAGATTATAATCCCGACAAATTAAAAGTAAAGAGAAAAAATTTTTAACAAGACTATATTTATAGGATATAAACAACAAAAAAAAACAAAAATTAAAATAACATGGCTGATTTATTAATGAAAATGCCGATACCTTACGAACCGAAACGCCAGAACCGTTTCATCTTAAGGTTTCCATCAAGTTTAGGTATTAACGAATGGTTTGTTGAAAGTGCTTCAAGACCATCTATCAAGATTGGAGCAACTGAAATTCAATTCTTAAACACATCTACATTCGTTGCAGGTAGATTTAACTGGGACCCGATTAGTGTTAAGTTCCGTGACCCTATTGGACCTTCTGCGGCTCAAGCACTTATGGAGTGGGTTCGTTTACACGCTGAATCAGTGACAGGTCGTATGGGTTATGCTGCGGGTTACAAAAAAGACATCGACCTTGAAATGTTGGACCCTACAGGAGTTGTTGTTGAGAAATGGATTCTTTATGGAACATTCTTAACTGATGTAAACTTCGGAGCGTTATCTTACAGTCAGGATGCGTTAGCGGATATCACAGCTTCTTTAAGAATGGACAGATGTGTGTTAGTATACTAATACTATTTACATAAAATCATACTCATTTATATTTAACCGTAAAGCTAATAAACTTTACGGTTATTTTTTTATATGGACAATCAATCAAAAGACTACGGTCAAGAAAATTTTACACTACCACATGACGTGGTTCAATTACCATCTCAAGGGGTATTTTACAAAAATAAAAAGAAAGCGATTAAAGTTGGTTACCTTACCGCATCAGATGAAAACATTTTGATGGGTGGTGCTAATGACTTAACAATGAGTTTGTTAAGGGCTAAAATATATGAACCAGATATTAAAGTTGAAGACTTAATTGAAGGTGACGTTGAGGCGATTCTTATCTTTTTAAGGAATACTGCGTTTGGTCCTGAAATGACATTAAACGTTACTGACCCCACTACTAAGAAACAATTTCAAACCACCGTTATGTTGGATGAGTTGTCTATTATTAGTAACCAAAAACCAAATGAGGACGGGACATTTACTATAATGTTACCAAAATCTCAATCAACTATTAAAGTTAAACCATTATCATACGGAGAGATTCAAGATATCAATCGTATGGCTTCAACATATCCACAAGGTAGAGTTGTTCCGAGAGTTACTTGGAGAATGGAAAAAGAAATATTAGAGGTTGATGGTTCAAGAGATAAAGCACAAATCGCTAAGTTTATCGAGTCAATGCCAATTGCAGATTCAAAGTTCATTAGAAACTTTATGAATGAAAATGAACCAAGATTAGACATGAACAAAACAATTATGACCCCGTCAGGAGAAAGACTAACAGTAAATGTTGGTTTTGGGGTCGACTTTTTTCGCCCTTTCTTCTGAGTATAGGAAGAGTCAAATCGACGAATTTTATTATTTAACTACATTAATGAAGGTTTCTTATCAAGATTTTGAGAGGATGCCAATATTTGTTAGAAAATATCTACTTAATAAATGGATAGAAGATAATCAGAAGGACTAAAAAAATTAGTCCTTCTTCTATTTATATAGAAACCAAAAAAATTAAATGGCATCACAAGAAGATTTTGAAAATCTAAAAAAATCGATTGAGGGTATTGGTAAACCAATTGACAGAATTCTTGAGTCAATGGGAGACATGTTTGAACAAGCTGAAGAGCTGAACAAAGCGTTTCTCCAAGGAAGAACCCGAATGGATGAAATGGCGGACGCGGTTGCAAGGTCTGCTGCGGGTGTCATTCGTTTAGGTGGGGATGCTGCTGCGGCATCTAGAACAATGGCAGAAATTGCTGAAGGTTCAAAACGAAATGTAATTGCCACTGAAGAACAAGTTTCAAAGTTATATGCTGCTACGACAATATTAGGTGGAACATCAAAGGACTTAGTTAATAATTTTGCGGAAGTCGGTATTGAAGCGTCTCAAATAGGTACAAACCTTGAAAGTTCAATTGAATACATTCAAAGTGTTGGATTAAACGCTAAGGATGTAATGGGAGATGTTAATGAAAACATGTCCAAAATGAACCGATACCAATTTGAAGGTGGGGTTCAAGGTATGGCAAAAATGGCGGCTCAAGCTTCAATGTTGAGGTTTGATATGCAAGAGACGTTTAATTTCGCTGAAAAAGTTTTAACACCTGAAGGTGCAATTGAAACCGCGGCAGGTTTACAAAGATTAGGAGTGTCTATTGGGAACTTAACTGACCCATTTGCATTAATGAATCAATCATTGACTGACCCTTCAGGATTACAAGATAGTATTATTAAAGCCGCAAAACAATTTACAGAGTTTGACGAAAAAACGAAAACATTTAAAATAAACCCACAAGGTGTTTTAATGTTAAGGGAAATTGAACAAGAAGCGGGAATGTCGGCAGGTTCTTTAAGTAAGGCAGCTTTGGCGGCGGCAGATTTAGACAAAAGAATATCTGCGATTAGTCCTGAAATACAATTTGAAAAAGAAGAGGACAAACAATTGTTGGCAAATATGGCGACAATGAAAGACGGTCAATATGTTGTCCAACTTAAAGATGACCAAACAGGTATTATAGAACAAAAGAAATTAAGTGATTTAACTCAAGAAGAATTTAATAAATTAAAAGAGATTCAAGAAAACAGACCTAAAACACTTGAAGATATTTCGATAAGTCAATTAGGGGTTTTAGAAAATATGGATGCATCCCTTAGGGCTAACCTTGCTAAAGGTACTTTTGGTGTTGCGGCAACACCAGTAATTCGTGAAAACCTTATGGGTGCTGACAGAATTATGGGGGCATTAGCGAAGGCGGTTGATAAAACAGTTCCTGAAAGTGCTGAGGTTACTAAAAGTGTTACAGGTGCAATTGATAAGATGAGGGCGTTATTTGTTGAAAAAGATGCTGGTAAATTGTCCCAAGATGATTTTGCCAAAAAGATTAAAGCTTTGGAAGATGGTATTCTTAAACAAGCTGGAACTCTTGGTGATAAAGGTATGGAAGCTCTTAAAGATGTTTTAGAAATAACAAGTAAAAATGTTAAAGGTTCAAGTGGTATTGAAAAAGAATTTAGGACATATGCTAATGAAGTTTTAAATGCTGTGGGTAGACCAACTGCCGCAGCTGAGGCGGTAAAAGAAAGAGCAAATGTAAAACCAATTAGTGATGCTCAAATTTTAGGTGAAACAATACAATCTAAAATGGCGTCAAAACAAATTGAAACCACTCAACCAAAAACAACTAATGTTACAAATAACGTAACGGGTAGTATTAAAATAACTATAGATGGTCCTGTTGGTGCCAATGGATTAACACAACAACAATTAACTCAAATATTCAATAGTGAAGGATTTAAACAATATGTTGCCACTCTTGGAAAAGATACAAAAGGTTCAGGTGTTATTAGTTACCAATGATAAAAAAAACTCAATCAACCTATTTATTAGTAAAGATATAAATGGGTAGTCCGTTAGATTATATTAGCACCGAAGGATTCAGAAAAAAACTGATGACTCGTAATTTAGTACCTTATGCTAAATCGCCAAGTCCTGCTACGCCACCAATTACTTATGAAGTAATTCAACAAGATTTAACACCTGTTGATTCACCCGATTTCTTAATTGATACAACATTTTTTGCCGACAAACAATATCCACTTAATAGGTGGGGTAATGAGGGGGGATATGAGTTTGCTCCTGACTTAACGGGTAATTTAAACACAACGTCTAACCAAGGTGAATACGGACCTGGGCAACAAGATGCACACATTGTTGATACAGGATTTGCTGCAACTCAACTATGGAGACCATTAAACGCTTACTCAAGTCCAAATAATTTTGATGCGGGTGAAGCGGTTGTGTCTTTAGAAGTTGTTACTCCTGACCAAGATAGACCTGCAAACGGACAACCATATCCGAGATTTAATCCATCATCCTATAGACCAATATCAATATTATTAAACCCCGACCCTCAAGGTAGTAATGGTTTATTGAGTGCTGACTCATTTATTGCTCGTTTAGGTGCCAAAACTTTAAAGAAAGAATTTGAAGACCGAATTGGACGAGCAATCATCAGAGAAACTTTAGGTAAAGCGAACATATTAAATGTTAATAGTAGTAGTAATCTTGTTAATATTTTAACAGGTAATGTACCTTTAATTGAACCGAACTATAATATTACGGTACCTTCTAACCCAATCGGTGCGGCAGCACAATTTGGGTTGAGTCTTGCGGGAAGTCAAGTACCGTTCTCAACAATACCTGGTTCATATTGGGACCCAAATGTTAATCCACCACAGCCTTCAACAATTGGTCAAGCACTTCTTGGTAATCCTATTGCTGCGGTAGGTAATTTAATAAGTAATCTTTTAGGAGCGGGTAAGACTGGTTCTCAAATATTCTTTGAGAATACAGGGCAAGGTCAAAAATCGTTATTGTTTAAGAACATTAACTTTAACAAATATAAGCCAAGTTACGACAGAACTTTAATTGATAGATTGGGAGGTGCTCTTGTTGGTACCAACACAAACAATGCCAACTATTATATTGGTTCAACAACATCAGACCCATCAAGAATCTTTTCTCCATCAGGTGCACTTCCAAACAATGCCTTTGGATTTGAACAACAATCACCTGTTTATGGACCTGAAGTATTAGCTCAATTATATGAGGGACCAAGTAAAGAGATTAGACTTGGTGCTAACGGACCGACTTACAGTAATGGTGGGGGTATTGAAGGTGGATTCACATGGGTATCTCCAAAGTATAGAGGTAATGCGGGTAAGAAAGTTGGTATTGGTGGAGAGATTACAAACGAAGATGAGGACTTTAAACCATCATCATACAACTCGACTGAGTCTACTCAAAGAACATTCAGAGAAGGTTCAATCCTTGACGACACCCAAAGAATTATTGATAGTCAACCACAAGGTGGTAATCGTTTAAGACATGCGGGTAATGCAATTGACCAAGTCAGTAAGGTATTTAACGATGGATACAAAGAAATGACTAAAGGTTCAAGAGTGTTAAGTTATGTTGGGGCGATTGGTCAAGAAGTTGGTACTGAATATTGTCGTGTATTTGCCAAAGATATTCCTTATTTACAATACAATGACCTACAAAAGACTGATGGTATTACAACCGAAGGTAGAAGATTTGCTTGGTCTGTTTTAGATAAGACATACAACCTTAACATTGCTCCAAACAAACAAGAAGGGGGACAAGACTCAACAAATATAATTGGAACAATGAATAACGCTTATGCCAAAAAGTATATGTTCTCATTAGAAAACTTGGCATGGGCAACATCAAATACTCCAGGTTATTCGGTTTCAGATTTGGCGGTATGTGAGAGAGGACCTAACGGAGGTCGAGTTATGTGGTTCCCACCATATAATCTGACATTCAATGAGTCCGTTCAGGCAAGTTGGCAAGGTAATGACTTTATTGGAAGACCTGAACCAATTTATACTTATAAAAACACAAGTAGAAGTGGTAGTTTAAGTTGGGATATTGTGGTTGACCACCCATCAGTATTGAATGTTATTGTAAATAAGGTTTTAGCTAACGAAACTAACAAACCAAGAATTGATAGTATTTTAGATTCATTCTTTGCTGGATGTAGAAAATATGACCTATATGAATTGGCTAAAAAATATTATACAATTAACCCTAACGATTTGTTTCAAATCCAACAAGCTATAACGTCAAAGGAGATTACAAAAGAACAGATGCAATACGCGATTAGCGAAATAACCGTAAATGACGATGTTGCGGCAAATAATAGTGGAGGAGGAGCGTCTGGTTCGGGAGGTAGTGGTGCAGGTAGTGAAGATTATTTTAACAAGTATAAACAACTTGGATTTTACTTTTCAAACGACTACCCAAGACCTAAAACATCTCCAAACTATGAAGAAATGTATACCGAATATATTGGTGAAAAACCAACATATTCTAAAAAATCAAACGGACCACAATTGGATGAGTTTTATAATACTGTGGTTACACCAAACTATGAAGTTGCCAAACAGTTTGCTATTGATATTTCCGAACAATTAAAAAATAGTGAAAGTGGTACTGTAACTGTTTATGTTAATTCAAGTTGTTCCGCACCTCAGACGGTTGCGTATAACAAATCATTGTCTGCTCGAAGAATTGATTCTGTTATTAAATTCTTTGAAAATAATCCTGCAACATCCAAATGGATGAAAGAAAAAAGATTATTGGTCCTTAGTGGTACAGGTTTTGGAGAACAAACAACATCACAACCTTTAAAATCTAAAACAACTCAAGCACCATATTCTATTGAAGGACTTTCACCCGTAGGTAATGTTGTGAATTGTACGGACAACGATGGTCAAGCGGTTGGTGGGGATACTCAATCAGTATCTAAAGAAATATATACGATAAATGCTATGTCATGTAGAAGGGCATATATTTCTAATATAAAATCTAATTTAAAGGCTCCGCAACCAATACCTACAACTCCTGCACAAAGAACACAAACAGTTGTTACAGGTAATGTTGTTACAACAACTGAGACTCAAACAACAGTTGAAGAAAGTTGGGCGCCAAGAGATAATATTACAAAAAGAGTTTTAAGAGCTCTTTTATCTGAGTGTGATTATTTTGAAGTAATTAAAGAAGAGACACCAATGGTGTTTGATAATCTTAAAGATAAATTAAAGTTTTTTCAACCAGCTTTCCACTCAACAACACCTGAAGGTTTAAATACAAGATTAACCTTCTTACAACAATGTATGAGGCCTGGTGATACAATACCTGTGGTTAAGTCTATTGGGGGTAAGGATGTGTTAGAATATAATAATGCGACTAACACGGCATTTGGGGCACCACCAGTTCTTATTTTAAGGGTTGGGGATTTTTATAACACTAAGGTTATACCAACAAGTTTGAGTATTACTTATGAAGGATTAGATATTAACCCTGAAGGTATCGGGATTCAACCTATGATTGCTAAAGTTCAGATGCAATTTAACTTTGTTGGTGGTAGTGGATTGAAAGAGTCTGTTGATAGATTACAGAACGCACTAACATTTAACTACTATGCAAATACTGAGATTTATGATGATAGGGCGGATGTTACCGATACAAGTTATCAAGTGTTGGATAAAGAATTTTTACAATTTGCGGCATTATCTAATGTACCACCACCATCCATCAACAGTGCGGAACCAAACAATGGTTTATCAAATGAAAGTACAATTGGTACAATATTGACAAATGTTATTAGTGAAACGGGTCAAACAGGTACTATTAGTTATCAAACTTTTATGGATAAGTTGGCGGCTGAAACACAAAATTATTTTACAAATGTTGTAAATAAAAATAAAGAGGCTGTAAATCAGTATAACAACGCTTTACGTCAACAGTGGATGTTAGAGAGAAATTATCAACAAGGTAAGTTCTTGTTAACTGAAAACAGTGATACTATTTTATTTGGAAAACCATATAATTTTGAAAAAAGAATCGATGATATTTTCAACGACTTAATTAAAGATGTTAAACAAGGTGACGAAGGATTTATTCAATTTATTGATAATTCTCAAAAAAACTTTTCAAACAAAGTAATTCGACAAGTAAAAGAAAATTATGCTAAAATACTTAACGATAAACGAGGAACGTATCAAAATGCGGTAACTAACATTACTCAGGGTATTGTTAATACCCAACAAACTTATGTTGGTTATATTGCTAGAGCTAATACTATTTCATATACTGTTCCATCATTTACAAATACTGGTACTGACGGTTCGCAACAAAAAAATGGAAATGTCGTTTCATACATTACAAAACCAACTCCAGACATTGATACGAGTTCTCAAGGTGTTACAAATACATTAGAAGAATTGGTACTTGATATCAAAAAAATTAACAGTGGAATTACTGAATTTAATAAAGTCGTAATGACTCAAAGTTCTTTCTTAAATCCTGGTGACGGTAAATTATACGCTGGAGTTTATTTAGTTTTTCCACCAAATTATACTTTCCCTCAAGGGGTAAAAGTATTTGTGCCAATTTCTAAAAATCAAAGTTATGTTAACTTAAGTCCAACAGCGACATTTGAAAATACGACATTTAAAATGGTATATATGTTATTGTCTGATGATGTTGTTGATTCAAAAAAATATGAAACCTTTAAAAATGCTATGATTGGTAATATAATTAATAATCAGGGGCTTATTGGTGATGGATGGGACGGTACTAAATTGAGCGAACAATTTGATGCATATTGGGATAAAATTGCAAAACCATTATTTAACGAAGAAAATAATTTAACTAAAGAGTTTATAACAAGTCAAGAAAAAGTTAAATTAGAACCTTTCTTAAAATATACCCCTTATTCAACTAAAAAACGTGTATTTAGTTACACGACTGAAAATGCGGGAACAAAACCTCAAGAAACTTTAATCAAAGGGTTAGGTTCGATTGAAAACCAAAATACAAATAATAAAACGTGGAATGATGAATTATCTGCCGACGTGTATATATCAAAAGCAAAGTTTAACTAATGGCGTATCAATATTGGAATAGGTATAGTGATTTTTTAATTAATGGTGAACAAACCGTTGTCCCTTTTGTGCAATTACCTCAAAAACCAACAGATAAGTCTTACATATATAAAGTAGCTCGTAGTCGATTAGATGTGGTATCTCAAGAGTATTATAACTCACCATATTTTGGTTGGTTAATTTTACAAGCTAACCCTCAATTTGGTGGTTTAGAAAATAATATATTCGACGGTGCGGTATTGATTATTCCTTATCCACTACTACCTTCATTACAAGACTATAAAGCGGCTTTAGATAACTATTTCTATTATTATGGCAGGTAACAGACCAGGAGACAACAGTGGAAACGTATTAGTAGAATTTGATTACAATAACATTATTGTTGTTGACCCAAATAAAACTATTGATGCGTTTGGTAATATTAGTGAAAGATTGGTTGACCATGAGAATTTGGTTATGTTTGCCAACCTTGAAGCCGAAGTATTGCCAAGAACTAAGTTGGCGGTAGGTGGAAGTCCTGAAGACAGAGCTCGAGTTATTTCCGTTGCTAAAATTAATTTTTTAAGACCAACTGAAGGAACTTATTTAACTTCAGGGTATTACGATGAGTTGACTGGTAAGGGTGCCGTAAATGGTTTAGGAGTAAACCAAACAAGAACACAAACTATTGACCCAAATGATGGGACAAAACCATATGATAAGGTTACGGTAAACAACCCTGGAAATGTGGCAACCGACAACGGGTTATTGGGTATCACTTCAATTAACGTAAGAACAAACACTTCATTTGTACCTCAAGTAACAATTGAATTGGAAGATATTCAAGGTAAAGCTTTATTTGAACTTGGTGATAACTCACCTTACGCAGCTTTTTTTAATTTACCATATCCTCCATTTTATCTTACACTTAAAGGTTATTATGGTCAAGCGATTAAGTATCAATTAAATTTAAAAACTTTTAATGCCAGATTTAATTCATTCAGTGGGAATTATCAAGTTACGTTAGAATTTGTTGGATATAAATTTAATATCCTTAATGAAATATCTATGGGTCATTTATTGGCGGCTCCACACATGTATAGTACAAGATTTGATATTTCTAAATCGCCAACATCTGCTGAGGGTGGTAATAAAAATATTGAATCAACTACAAAACAAAGTAATACCATTGCGGGTCAGGCGAGTAATAGTCAAAACAATGTGGTTACCCAAATTGTGAGTGAAAAAGGTTATCAGAAAGTTATTGAGGTTTATAGTGAGTATAAGGCTAAAGGATTACTTGACCCTGATTTTCCTGAAATGACATTTGCTCAGTTTATGAATTCTTTGGAAAATTTTGAAAAGACAATTATTGATTCATATACTAAAGTTGATGTGGAACCATTGACTAATATTAGGGCGTATAAAGAAACTTTGAAAAATTATTATAACGAAATTTATGGTTCTGATACGTCTTGGTATAATACATACATGAATACAAGACCAATTGTATTAAAAAATGGAACTTACATTTACGCGTTTAAAGAAGAAATATTAAAAGACCCTACAAGACAACAAGCTGCTCGAACATTGTTAAGTGGTTATACCTCACAATATAATGCACTGTTGGCTGAAAATCCAACACTTGGGGTAAAAGGTAAATCACCAATTAAAAACCCAATAACCAATAATACTATGTTAATTACGGTTAACATAGATGATATTGATTTGACTAAGACAACAATTCAACAAACGGGTATATTTGCACCAACTCAGGGAAATATTGATGCGACTAAAAAATACTTACAAGAATTGTACAAACCAGCCGCTGAAATAACTTTGAGTCCAACAACATCTTCAAATCAGTCAAGTTCTTTAAATGTAATTAAATCACCATTTTTTATTTTTAAAACAAATACGGTAACAAACCAAGTTGAGCCAAGATTTGAAAATTTAATTTACCAAGTTGAGGCTGAGGCGAATAGAAAACTAACGGAATATGAAACTATATTAACTGCCGATTTTTCAAGGAAAATCGAGGATTCTAAAATTGGTCTTGGATTTAGACCAACGGTAAGAAATGTTTGTGCGGTTATAATGGCATCTGCTGAAGCGTTTATTCGTTTAATGGATGAGGTTCATACAAATGCTTGGAATGTAAAATATGACCCTGTTAGACAATTAGCGATATTAGATAATCCTTCATCGGCACCTGGTACTGATACATTACAAAAAGTTGGGAAAACCCAAGAAGCGGCAAATCAAAACCAAGGATTATCGACAAGTGATGTGCCTGTTTATCCTTGGCCTCAATTCTTTGTTGAAACTCCTGATGATAAAAAAGGAAGATTTCAATTAAGGTATATTGCGGACCCTTCAGTTGTTGATATAACAAAAGGATTTCTTTATGACAAATGGCCTGAAGTTGAGTTTGTTGAAGAATACATGAAAGGTATTACCCAAAGGTTTAATCCACCTATTGCTCAGGTACCAACGGATAGTCAGGCAACTACAAACATTATTAATATCAATGCGATTGAATACCCTTCAAATGGGATTGCTTATGCTAACAAAGAAGAAATTAAATTCTTTTATGAAATTTGGGAAAGACAATTTTTAACCGCTAACTACTCAGGATATATTAGAGCGAATACAAATCAGTTAAGTCAATTAACGGACTTAGTTTCAAATTCGGAAACAACTAATATTGTTACAAGTTTAGGTGTTAGTTCACCATTTTTGACTTTAAAACTTAAAAATTACGATATAACTGCTCAGAATTATGAACAAACTTTATCTAATTTTTCTAACCAAGGTACAGGTAGAGCGTACCAAGAATTTATACGAGATTTTTATGTGACACCATACATTAGAAATCTAACTGAAAACTCTTTTAATATACTAACAATAAATGATTTGGGTAAAGAACCCCAAAATGCTGCCAAATATGAAGCTTTAGAACAGTTGGTTAAAAACGCATCAAACGACACATTAATTATTGATACATATCCGTTTACAAACTCAACTTGGGTTTCTAATAACATGGCTCAAAGTATTACAAACACTAACAATTCTGTTTATAATACAAAACAAGTATTAAGAGTTTTTAAAGAAAGAAATGTTATATCAAACTTTGATAGTGTTTATGATTATACAACAAACAGACCTGTAACTAATTTTTCTTATTTAACGGTAACCGACCCAATTCCTGAGATTACTCAAACTAATTTATCAGTATTTTTAGATACTAGAAAAAACCCTGAAAAGTTCATACCAACTGAAGGGTATGTTTATCATACAAGACAGGTAAATAATATTACAACTGAAACAACAACCACTATGTTGAATACACCGTACATGGTGAATGCGATTCAAAATGGTGTATATAATTGGAGGAAGAAAGATAAGTACCCATATGTTCAAGCGGCTTACTTATTTATTAATTCATTACCTTTAGCTTCTCTAAAAGAAAAATACAAAACATTAAACTCGTCGAATGATTTAGATTACATTGCATCTTGTTTTAAAAAGTTTGGTGCGATTCATAAAATGCCATACGCTTGGGTTTTAAAAATGGGGTCTATTTGGTATAGATATAAAACTTATAAAACAACTGGCGTTGATTTCTTGGATAGTGCTTGGACTAACTTTGACTATAAAGGTAATTTTGACCCAGTGGCTAGTTCAGATACTAAAACATATAAGTTTGAGTTTGACGGTTTTAAAGAAATTACATTACAAAACACAACATCAAGTTTAAATCCAAAAATACAATCAGGGTTTTATCCTAAAGTTATTAATGATTTTAACGTGTTTTATAATGGTTATGATTTATACAAAGATTATACTGATACTGAGATTCAATCGAGTATTGGTGGAGGTATGAAAGTGTATAACTTTAAAGATTCGAATATTAACCCAAGTGGTTCAGTTGTAGACCTTTTAACTGGTGTTCCTAAAATAACCACAATTGAGACTTGGTCTGTGGTGTTACCTGATACTGTAATGGATTTAGATAATTTAGCAAGTAATTGTAAACCAAACCAAAATACTAAAAGTGGTAAGTATTTTATAGTACCTTCATTTGGTTCACCTATAAACCAAATAAACGTTGAGTTATTACAAAATAATGTTCAGATTGTTCCGTTCTTAAATAACCCTTCCATTTATAATGGTTCTGTAAGAATGTTGTGGTCGGCACCAAACTATGGTTATTTTAACAATACAGAAGTAATTAAACCAAGTCCCGAAAAATATGTAAACAAAATTTTAACAGGTAATACAAAACAATCTGCGTTTAAATTATTAATTACTGACGAGTATTCGAACATTGAAGAAATATTCTCTGTGTTTGATAAAAGTATTTTGGATAAATTTGAACAAGAGTTTTTAAATTTCTCTAAGCCAATTGCTGATATTGATTTAGGTCCACAAGTAAGTGTACCTGTTGGTGAATCCCCTGTTGATAACACCGCATTATACAGGAATTTCCAATATTTGTTTAGAAGTTTAATGTCTGTGAATACAAACCTTGGACTAACTAATTCAGAATATTTTAACACACTTGGTAACACACAACTAGTTTCATTTTCAAATACCATCAAATCGTTTTTAGATTATGATGTGATGTTAAAATACGGTAACCCTGCCAATTATAAGAGAAGAGTTGTTGATTCGTTTATTGAAGCTAACAACGGACCAAATACAGTTACCGACCCAATTAATTTTGGGACTTATATTAATGGTACCTTACCTTCAAGTAATGGAACTATAACTTTGGCTCAATCTAAAGCGTTGTACCCTAATCAATGGTTGGCGTTAGAAACTGAAGTTGGATTCTCAACTATTAAAAACTTGGTATATACTAACCAGGGTTCATATATTACAGATTTCTTTATTGATAATAATATTGGATTTACCGTTGATAACATTGTTTTATGTTCTCAATTAATTAAACAGTATGCAACACAAAAACTTATTACACCAACTTTAACTAGTGGTGAGTTTAAGACAAGATTACAAACTTATTTAGGGGGTACGGCAGCAATTCAAGATTTGTTTTTAAATCAAATATTAACAAGAGTTAGACTTGAATTACCTAATCAACAAGAATTACCTGAAAAGAAAATACAGAGTGTTATTGATGGGCAACAATCTAAAGTTGAGAATTATGAAATGTTCAAAGCGTTGAATGACAAATGGATTGCAGGTGGAGATTATTCAAGTAAAACATTATTCGAAGATTTCTTGTTCTTAGATAGAGCGTCAAGAAATATTGGTGACACTTTATTAGTTGACATCTTCTCATTAAAAGATAGTCTTTTAGGTAACAAAACTTTTGAAGAATCTTCATTTAATATGGAAATGAGTGTTTTCACATTCATAAGTGGAATATTAATTAGAAATAAATTTAATGTGATGCCACTACCAGCTTACGTTAATTTTTATAATGTACAGGATGCTGATGGAACAACTATATCGCAAAGTGCTGAGGGTTCTTTAGAATTTGCGGATAATATGTGGGGTACATTTTTAGATGTTGATTATAGAAAATCAAGTCCAAAAGTAGTTTGTTTCTATGCGGGATTACCATCCGCTCAATTAGACCTACCTAAAGGTAATTCAAGATTTAGAGATGATTCATTTGAGTTAAGACGAGCATCTGAAAATCCGTTAATTGAAAATCAAGTAGGTAAACGAGATTGGGCTTTTTCTAATAAATGTGTTGGATTTAATGTTGATATTGGAACTAGAAATCAAAACATATTTTACTCATTCAATGTTTCAATGGATAGTGGGAAAGCAACGTCTGAAACAATACAAACTCAGATTAACATGGTTAATCAAGCTAACGGTAAGAATGTTGCAACACAAAACGTAGGGTTATATAATCTATACAAACAAAGAAGTTACCAATGTCAAGTGGTTTGTTTGGGTAATGCTTTATTACAACCAACGATGTACTTTAATTTAAGACACGTCCCAATGTTTAATGGACCTTATTTGATAACAGAGGTTAATCACACAATTCAACCAGGTCAATTCCAAACAGATTTTACAGGTGTTAGACAGGGTATTTATGATTTACCATCTATTGATAATTTATTACAAAGTTTAAATCAGAATTTATTAACACAAATTGAAACCGCGATTTTAACTAAGAAAGATAATATACCTGCAAAACCAATTACAAATATAAATAAGACTGCACTTCTTTCACAAATAGGTGAAAATACTGCGGCGGCAGTGAATAGTTGTACTTTATCTTTAAATACTAATTATAGTACTTGGGGAGATTTTGTTGAATCCGCAACAATTAAATTGAGTGAACAACAATTAGCAGATGCAATTGTTGCTAAAACAAGTGATGTGAATTTGCAAATGCTTATTTACCTAATGTGTTATATTAAAACATATAATAAGGATAGTTTCTATGGTTATAATAACAACTTCGCCAATGTTGAGTTAAGTGTATATTGGGGGCAAAGTACCCAATACTTTATACAAAAACAGGCATCATGTGTTTCAGTTTCAAACTCAACTTCATCATTAGCGAATAGTCCAACACCAATCGCTAACTTTGATAGTATTGACAAGTTTATTGATTTTATGATTGCAAGGTTAACGCCAAATGTTAGACGTATTTTGTTTGGTGAGAATGGTAATGCTCCATTAGGATTACCAAAATTCTATGTTTGTTATTGGACGCCAGCAACAAGTGCAAATCCTAATACTACTCCAGAATATTTTGACGCAAATCAAGATGAGTTTAAAACACTTTTTGAAACGGTTAAAAAAGGATTAAACTCGGCTAGAGAAGTACAATTAAGTACTGATGCCAATTTTAATGTAACTAAAGCAAATAAAGAACAAGAACAACAAATCGCCAATGGTGGTGCTGGTGCAACAAACAACCAAAATACTACAACAGTTCCTGCTCCTGTTTGTTTACCACCTTCGATAACATCATTTACACCATCAACAGGTGTTGTGGGTACGATAGTTAATATTATTGGTAAAGAATTTAGTTCAGTGACTGGTGTAACAATAAATGGAGTTACCGTTACAACGGGTATTACTATTAATAGTGATACTAATGTGGTTGTTGTAGTTCCATTTAGTAATACTATTGTTCCACAAAACAATGTAATAACATTAAAAGGTGTTTACGGTGTCGGTTCAAGTACGACAACATTTACATATAACCCGCAACAAGTATCTGCGGCACCTCCATCAACGGTATCAAACGTACCGTTAAATGCTAATACCCAACCACAACAGACTGGTGAATTACCATTGATTGGTGTAACCCAAAATGGTTTATACTCGTTAAGTCAGGCATCTATCAACGTTAGCATTAATCCATCGTTAAGTGCTTCGTACACAATGTTACCAACACAAATACCGCCAATACTTAAATTTAAAGTAACGCAACAAAACACATCAAATAATGTTACACAAACATATACAGTTTATGAAAGTGGTGAAATTGCGTTAGATGTGATTTATTTTACAACACCATCTAATTTCTACATGTCAGAAAATGATATAATATCAGTTATTACAAATGCTTGGCAAACCCCACCACCAAATAGTAATATAATTTGTGAGTTTGCGTTTAACGCTGAACCTATTTTAGTTGCTGCGGTACCACCTCAAACGGTTTACCAATTCTTTAAACTAAACATACAGATATAATTTAACAAATAACGATATATTTATATAGAAACATAATTATGGACATTAAAACAGCATTAGACAACTACCTTGGTAAATCTACAAGATTTTCACAAGAAGATAATGGTGACGGAACTAAGCAAGTTTGTGACTTGGATACAGGAGATTGTTATACTGTAAGAGAAAGAGATGGTCTTATTGAAAGAGCTGGACACCAAACAACTGCCAACAGAAAAGTTAGAGTTGAAACCTCTAAAGGTATAAAGCAATTGTTAAACGGTTAACGAAATGAGCATAGACAGAAAAATTTTAAGTGAAATTGAAAGATACAGAAGTATCAATAAATATATTATGGAACAAGCTGCAGAGCCTGCTCCTGATGATTTAGCGGCACTTGCACCTGATGCAGGAGCGGCACCTCCACCACCACCCGCAGATGTTGCGGCAGTTCCCCCACCACCTCCAGGTGATGCGGCAGCTCCACCAGCAGACGCCGCTCCAACACCTATTGATGTTGAGAATGACCCTGACGTTGAAAAAATTGGAGATGATGGAGAATCACAAGAAAAAGGTGCTGAAGAAACCGATTCTGAGGAATTAGATATAACTGAATTAGTTACTACTCAAAAAGATATTCAATCAAAACAAGATAGTTACTTTGATAATTTATTTGGTCAATTAAACAAATTGGAATCAAGATTAGGTGAGATGGATTCGATTATGAATAAATTAAACTCTCTTGAAAATAAAATTGAAAAGTATCGTGAAAAAACTCCACAAGAAAAATTGGAATTAAGAACGTATGATTCATATCCTTACAGTCAAAAATTATCACAATTCTTCGATGACAAATCAGAAGAGATGGAAAAGACGGGAAAAAATGATTATGTTTTAACACCTGATGACGTGACTGACATCAATGTTAATGATATTAAGAATTCTTTCCAAGGTAACGGATTTGAGGACGAGTTCAAATACAAATAACAAACACAACAAATAATGTAAGGTCACCCAAAAGGTGACCTTTTTTTATTTGACAAAGTGGGAAACTAGACTATATTTGTAGAACAAATTAAACTTAAATATATAAAAACATGATGAGTTCATTAGACGCCGTATTGGCACAGTACGAAAAAGCACAACAAGGGGGCGGGGCCCAAAGTAAAATGTCACAAGACGAAAGAATGAAAAAGTATTTCGCTTGTATCCTCTCTGACAAAGAGAAATCAGGACAACGTAGAGTACGTATCCTACCAACCGCAGACGGTTCTTCACCATTCAAAGAAGCGTGGTACCACGAAATTCAAGTTGGTGGTCAGTGGAACAAATTCTACGACCCAGGAAAAAATGACAACGAGCGTTCACCTTTGAATGAGGTATACGAAGAGTTGATGTCTACGGGTAAAGAATCAGACAAAGAATTGGCGAAACAATACAAGTCTCGTAAATTTTACATCGTTAAAGTTATCGACCGTGATAACGAGGAAGATGGAGTTAAATTTTGGAGATTTAAACACAACTATAAGAATGATGGTATCTTGGATAAAATCATTCCGATTTGGAGAAACAAGGGTGATATCACTGACCCTGAAAAAGGACGTGACCTTATCATCGAATTGACTAAATCTAAAACACCTGCAGGTAAAGAGTACACAAGTATCTCTACAATCATGTACGATGACCCAACCGCAGTTCATGAAGACAAAGCTCAAGCAGATGCTTGGATTAATGATGAATTGACTTGGTTGGATGTATATTCTAAAAAACCTGTTGATTATCTTGAGGCAATTGCTCGTGGAGAAACTCCAAAGTGGGATTCTGAAAAAGGTGGATACGTTTACGCAAACGACCTCGAATCAACAACATCTATCGGTGGTGGTAAATCTACACCGTCTGTTGACCCACAGGCTAACGACGAAACTGACTCAGAATTACCATTCTAATTTAACAGAGCATGGACACTTGGATAGACATAGTGTCCATGCTTTTTTTATTTAATCAAGAAAAAAACAACACATGCAAAATAGAATTGGAAAAAGAATGTTTGAATCTCTTGTATTGAAATACGAGAGTGAAGTTGCTGAGGCTGAGGCAACATTAATGGTTTATATGGAAAATGCGGTAGGGATTGGTGAACACCCACAACATTTGGAAGAGATGGATAATTTCGTCGAAAAACTTGCAAACGCGTCAGATAAACTTGTAACCATAAAAGAATTTTACTCAAAACATTATGGCAATTAAGAAAAACGATTTTAGCTCGGTAAAGAAGAAATTCTCTACTTCTGCTAAATACAAACCACAAAGATTTTTTGACTTAGGTCCTGATTTCTTGGATGCGGTTGGACTACCTGGTCCTGCGATTGGACACTTGAATATGTTCTTGGGTCACTCAGATACGGGTAAAACGACTGCTTTGGTTAAAGCTGCGGTTGATGCTCAGAAGAAAGGTATTCTACCTGTGTTCATTATCACAGAACAAAAATGGTCTTTTGAACATGCAAAACTTATGGGTTTTGAATGTGAAGAAGTAGTTGATGAGGAAACAGGGGAAATTGATTGGGATGGTTTTTACATCTTCAACAATGACTTTGATTACATTGAACAAATCACAGACTACATCAACAGTTTGTTAGACGCTCAAGAAAAAGGTGAATTGGATTACAGTTTATTATTCTTGTGGGATTCTGTTGGTTCAGTTCCATGTAAGATGACTTACGATGGTAAAGGTGGTAAACAACACAACGCATCTGTATTGGCAGATAAGATTGGTATGGGTATCAACCAACGTATTTCAGGTTCACGTAAATCTGATTCAAAATACGAAAACACTTTGGTTATTGTAAATCAACCTTGGGTTGAATTACCTGACAATCCATTTGGACAACCAAAAATTAAGGCAAAAGGTGGTGAAGCTATTTGGTTAAACTCATCTTTGGTATTCTTATTTGGAAACCAAAAAGGTGCGGGAACAAATAAAATCACTGCAACAAAAGACAAAAGAAGTGTTAAGTTTGCAATCAGAACAAAAGTATCCGTAATGAAAAACCACATCAATGGATTAGGATATGAAGACGGAAAGATTATTGTGACACCACACGGATTCTTGGCAGGTAAAGAAGCATCTGAAGAGAAGGCTTCGATTGAAAACTACAAGAAAGAATACGCAGAATATTGGAAAGATATTCTTGGAGTTAGTTCAATTGATTTTGAATTAAAAGAAGAAAAAGAGGATTAGTATATTGTTTCACCCTTTAAATCACAGATGTGATTAAGACACTATTAGTAGACGGTAATAATTTATTTAAGATAGGATTCCACGGAGCCAAAGATGTTTTCAACAACGGAGACCACGTGGGCGGAGTATACCACTTTGTGAATATACTCCGTAAATTCCTTGAAGAACACAACCATGATAAAGTTGTTGTGTTTTGGGATGGAGAATCAAATTCATCTATCAGAAAGTCTATATACCCCCAATACAAAGAGAACAGACGAGAGAGTATGAATGAGTATAAATACGAATCGTATTTGTACCAAAGGTCTCGTGTCAAACAATACCTTGAAGAAATTTTTGTAAGACAAATTGAAGTTGAGGACAACGAAGCCGATGACCTCATCGCTCACTATTGTAAGATATCCAAAGACGAACAGATTATCATTTTTTCTGCGGATAAAGACCTCACACAACTTATCTCTGAGAATGTGACCATCTACTCCCCAATTACAAAACAATACTTTAAGAACGGAGATATGATATCCATCAACAAGGTGGACATACCCCACTATAATGTATTGGTTACAAAAGTGTTTACTGGTGATAAGTCAGATAACATTGATGGTATTCAGGGACTTGGAGAAAAAACATTAGTTAAGTTATTCCCTCAATTGCAGGAGAAACCATGCACTATCGAAGAAATCTTGGATTATGCACGAAATATCCCGCAAGACAAACCTTCAAAAACATTAACAAATCTTTTGACAGGCAAAACAAAATCAACTATACTTGGTGAAGAGTTTTATACAACAAACAAAAAGATAGTCGACCTTACAAACCCTTTAATCACTGCCGATGGAAAAGAATTAGTTGAACAAATTTTAACAGACACTATAGACCCTACGGATAGGGGATATAAGAACTTAATGAGAATGATGATGGAAGATGGTCTCTTTAAGTATTTGCCCAAAGACAATGATGCTTGGGTTAACTTCCTCAAACCTTTTATGAAATTAACAAGAAAAGAAAAAAGAAATACAAACAAAAATTAAATTATGAAAGAGCAAGACAGCACCAAAATGGAATTCTTACTTACGTTGAACGACAACATCGTTGTCCAAAGATTCTTTAATGTTCGAGGGTATAACCCGAAAGCGAAAAATTCTTTGGAGTTGTACGACTTTGTTAAACGACTAAAAGAATCACTTGAGTACAACCTCAAAATGAAGACGGTTATTTACATGATGGACAACAAAGATGCTATTGTTGCAGACCCTGCAATTATGGACACATCGTTCACCGATGAGAAAGAAGAATTCAACATTTATGTAAGAATTGGAGAACAGACAATTTGTCATAGAAATTTTGATGGAAAATTATTCCCGCCAAAAGTTCGTTATACAGTTGATGTACGACCATTTTTGAAAGACGTTCTCCGAGAATTAACTGACATTTTTTCAGGTCAAAAATTAAGTTTAGAATATTTGAACTTTGACCTAAACAAGTGAATATTTAATAAAACAGACGAACGAAAAAATACAATATGAACAAAAATTTTGATTACTTAGGAACAACATTTCAAATACAGCTTTTAAACCAAATTGTCGTCGATAAAGAATTTTCGGCGTCGATTATGGACGTAATCGAGAGTTCATATTTTGACAACAAATACTTCAAGATTATCTTGCAAATGATTAAGGAGTATCACGTAAAGTACCAATCAACACCAAATTTTGACACACTCGAACAGATTGTTAAATCTGAGATTTCACAAGAGTTAGTTGCAAAAATTGTCCTTGACACTATCAAACAAGTGAAAGATGCGCCATTTGAAGGAACTCAGTTTGTTCAAGAGAAAGCGTTGAAGTTCTGTAAACAACAAGAACTTCAGAAGGCGATGGACAAAGCCCAAAAAATCATTACGGAAGGTGACTTCGAATCTTACGACAAAGTTGAAGGATTGGTTCGTGAAGCTCTTCAGGTTGGGGAAAGAGATACAGGTACAACTGATATCTTCTCCAATCTTGACACCGTTCTTGATGAGG